CCCCTTGACGCTGGCTGTATAATCCGGGTCTTTGGATTTTCGTTTGGCCCCCATTTCCTCTTCGGTTGCGGCAAAATCCCAAAATCTGACGATTTTCCCCTCGCCGCCCGGCACGGCATCCACGATCTCGAACCATGCGCGGTCAAAGACTTTCCCAGCAGCCGGCTTTATTTTCCAATTGCCTCCGCGGCGAGAATCACCCAATAGACGCTCACGGTCTACGAAAGAAAGAGCTTGCAGGTTGGCTAGATAACCAGGGTCTTTTTCTAATAGGATTTGATTGTCATACACCGTTGACAGGATAAATGTCACGGATTTAGGGGTACTGTTTGGATGTTCATCTTGCAGGCTTTCAAAATCATCCGCCCAATAGGTCTTGTCATTTTCCCGAACCATCCAACGGATAACTCCTGACCTCTCCATAATAGCGTAGCCGTCATCGCCAATCCACCAATCCAGTAAATCAGCCAACCATCCCGGTTCAGGGTTGCAAGAGGCGCGCACATACGGGCGAATTCCGCACATACTCCTGTTTCTGGATAGCATGTAAAAGAACTGAGATTCACTAAAGGTTTCTAATTGATCGAAAATTAACAAAGGTATCTGAGCGGACTTCCATGAGTTTTTATCATCTTCTCTTTGCATGTGCGCAAAGGTAATTTTGGCGCCAGGTGGAAATTTGAATTGGTGGTCATTTTCATTGGAAGTTGCATTTAGAAGCGGGTATATCTTTTTCGATTCATCCCACAACCCCCCCTCTCTCGTGATCTCAGGGATGGTTCGGCGGAAAAAAACCGCGCCGAAATCAGGGTTGTCGATGTGGCGTAAAGGCTCTACCAGTAAACTCCAACTTTTTCCCCCGCCAGCCGCACCCCCAAAAATGGCTATATCAGCCTCGCTAGATAAAAACTGCTCCTGCCTCGGCTGGGGGCTGATTACAACTTCTTCAACTGCGACGGGTTCACTTAGAGCTATCATTCCTATTATTATCCGGAAGATACACGTTAACCTTTACATTATGCTCAAAACTACCCTTGATCGTGTCGGTAAACAAAGCATGATGGCGGCCCAGTTGCACAAGTGCCGCCTGTGCATCATATAGTTCAACCTCAACCCACTCGTTTTCCCACATTTCCTCATCTTCTCCATTGCCTGTAATTTGCCGCGCACGTTTCGTTTTGATCTTCTTTATCAGGTGCATGTAGTCTTTCGCGTCAGGGTGTGAGAAATCAAAATAGACAAAACCATCTTCCGTAATCTCAACGAATGGCAAAAGACTTGCCCTAGCCTGGTCTGCAAGGCGCTTCAAAACTTCATCGGCCCCCATTGCACTTTCTTTCAATCTTCGGTCAATTTCAGATTTTATTTCAGGTTTTTTCAGGTTTTCAGGGCCTATTGAATAAGAAGTTCGTTCAGAATACCCCGCCTTTCTTGCGGCCTGCGTCGCATTGCCGGAAATTAAATAGGCATCAATGAAGCGCTTTTGCTTATAACTAAGCTTTGTTGTAGTAGGGGTTTCTGGTTCTTTCGCGTTTGCTTTGTTTTCTGATTTCATCTGCTTCAATTTCCGCGGTCAATTCCTCAACCGTAACTTTCAACCGCTTCCCCGTCATTATAAGCAATCTTGCGGCATCCGGCGATACAGATAGATTGCAATCCAATTTGATCCTGAGTAAATCCCCGTCCCCACTGATGGTAAGCGCCGTCTGAATCGGCGGGAGATAGGCCAGGAATTCGATTTTGTCCGATTGCTTTGCGTTTTCATCTGCCATTGCTTTCTCATCAATATCCTATACGCATGATACAACAAAAACGAGCCTATTTCAAGGCTCGTTTGTACCAAAGGAGTTGACTTTATTCTATGACCACAATTCACCTTGTCTCGGTATTTCCGCCCCTGCTAATCTATCGTAGCTGGTAAAAACTGCGGACCGGTCCAGGTCAAAGCCAATCGCGCGGCGGCCGATAAGTTCCGCCGCTACCAAAGTTGTTCCGCCGCCGACAAATGGATCTAAAATAATGTCACCCGGGCCGCTGAAATAGTCTATGTAATAACGGGCTGAGTTTACATCTTGCCCCCAACGATGAAAACGCTTTGCTTCAGACCAACCCGGGCCGGTCTCGAAAAGATTGCATACTCCCCCAATATCAGGGACGGATACACCCTTGCTATATACAATAATAGGCTTGGCCCGGGCCACTATCGGATAATTACCTTTGTCTGTATGTTTCCAGACTGTAGGCGCATCGCCGTTTGATTTCTGGACGAACTCAAAGAAATAAGTCAATCCGCTATCTTCAAAATATCTATAAATCTTTGGCAGGTTCAACCCGCCGCACATGGCCAGCACAAAGCCACCCGGCTTCAATACTCGCAGGGCTTCCCGGGCTAACCACTCGTAACAGGGCAAAAACTCAGTCGGGTATGGCGGATCTGTAAATATCAGGTCAATGCTGTTATCTGCCAGCGGTAATGCCTTGACGTCTGCCTGTGCCAGCATCTATTTTTCCTTAGTTGGTTGATTGTTCTCAGCCCATGAGAACAAATCAGCCCTATATGTCATCTCGGCTTCTTTCAAATTTCGAATGGCAACTTTGAAATAACTCTCTTTGAGTTCAATTCCAATAGCGCGGCGATTGAAGCGCAATGCTTGATAGGCCTCGCTACCAATTCCTAAAAATGGAGTGAGAACGGTTTCGCCTGGATTTGAGTAAAGTTTAATGCAACGCTCAATTGTCCCTAGTTGTAACGGGCAGATATGCTTTTCATCCCCATTATCTCGGGCGGTCGTAAATTGGAGCGTATCGCTCTCAGATATTCCGAGCCATATCCCGTTTGCCCACTCAATCCAGGTTTCATTGTCCATTTCGCCATTATCAACCGGGGTGATCGGTACGGCGTTTTCACCATCCTTTTTGAAGATGAGAATTTGATCGACCAGCGCCGGGCGGCTATCGCTCGAGTCTTTACGCATCTGGACAAATAGCAAGGCTTTTGATTTTGTGCGGATTGCCTGCGCCTGCGGATTTTTCTGGACAAAGGCGCGGCCTATGAACGTCCATCCTTCAGCCTGATGTGCGCGGATGACTTCGCCGGGGAAATCTTTTACACCAATATACCCATCTTTTTGCGCCATTGCGGGAATATCCGAGACATGCACGCAGGACAGACGGCCTGGCTTTGTCACCCGCAAGAGTTCACGGATAATGAATTTGTAATGTCTAAAAAACTCCTGACTATCTTTGGAATTTCCAAGATCACGGTCAGACGGTGAGTATGTAAAAAGATCGGCGAAAGGCGGGGAATATACTGACAGGTCAATCGAGTTTTCTTTCAACTCCCCTAACCGCTCACAGCTATCTCCCAGCATGGCCGTAAAAAAACCACTGGTTACGGTATTTTCAATGTATTCGGATTGAATATTATCATCTTGCATGGTCAATTCTCCTTTTTCGTATCTGGCAATATGCTCGATCAATTTTATGCGCAAGCGTTTTGCCATTTTATCCTTGCGCATCACGTTTTGATAAATGGCATTTTCCACATCGGACAAAATCAGGTATACATTGACGGGATGCTCCTGGCGGTATCTCCATTCACGGCGTATGGCCTGATAGAACATTTCCCAACTGTCATTCATGCCGAAGAATACCATATTGTGCGCGTTCTGAAAGTTCATCCCATACCCGCCGATCTTCACTTTGGTTATCAGGATTTGGTATTTCCCGTCTTGAAAATCCTCGAAGGCTTGCGCTTTGAAATCAGGGCTATCAGAACCTTTGACCTCTACAGAATTGGGAATTTCTTTTGCAAGCAACTTGCTTTCATCATCCAGTCCACACCAGATAATCCATTGTTCATTAGATCCGTCAAGCAGTTTTCTGAGTTCAATAAAACGCTGCTCAGTCACGGCCTTACGTACATGGTTTCTATCTTCAATGCCATGCAGCTTCGTAAAGAACAACTGATCATCAGGTTTATAATCCGATTTCATAAAAATCGGCTGGATAGTCAATTTCGGCAGTACAAACCCGTCATCATCGTAACCCAGGTCAGACGGCTTTGTCATGGTGATAGCCCATGATGATAACCACTGAAAGAATTTTTCTTCGCCGTGATGGCGTAATCTCCATTCTGTACCGCCCGCATTTGAACCTTTGCGGGTATAGACTTTGTCCTCCATGATGTAGGTATGTTCTTTGTTGGCATTGATAAAAAATTGCGAGAGCATCTCAACACGGCTACAAATGCCTAGAAATTCAGCATGATTGCCGATTTCGGTTTCGTCATTGGCCGCCGGCGTTGCGGTACAACATAAACGGTAAGGAACTTCTGCGCATAACTCAGTCAATCGCCTGCGCATTTGACCGCTATATGCTTTCAGGATGCTGCTTTCATCCAAGACCACCGCGCCAAAATCGGGCATGTAGAAATTGTCAGCCATTTCATAGTTGGTGATGAAGATCATGCCGTCATCAATACCTTCCTGATTTCTGACATATTTGATCTTGGTTCCAAGTTTGGCGGCTTCTCTTACGGTCTGCCTGGCTACGGATAGCGGCGCAATGATGAGCGTTCGCACATTCAAAAGCCGCGCCCATTCCAATTGTGAAAAAGTTTTTCCTAAACCCGTATCCAGGAATATTGCCGCCCTGCCCTTGCGTACCGCCCAGCGGACTACATCGGCCTGAAACGGGAAAAGAATAGGATTGACTTCTCCGAATGTTTCAGGTCCGTGATTGCTAATTTTTACTTCCTTTGTTTTCAAAAATTCTTTATATTCCATCTCGAAATGTCCTTCCATAATATTTCTGAGACAAAACCTGCCTAGCTCTTTCTTCTGCCTTGCGCACATCATCCCGGGTGATTTTTAATCCCCGGTCTTCTGCCTCGAGACGCGCCTGATACACCACCTGATTGACTGCATTCCTGATATTAGCATCGTCTACCATCGCCTGATAATTGTCTTGCTGTTTCAGGATGTAATCTTGCAACGATTCATTGATAAGTTGCTCGGTCATGATCTCATCTGCGGTTTTCGTACCCAAACTGACCGGATGTGATTCGTGCTTTATTGGGCTGCCAATGCCTAATAAGCAAGCGCCAAAGACTGCGGTCAATATCCACCACAATGGGGATGCTATCCATCCAAGAATGCCGGTCAGGATAATCAAGGCAATGAGTATTGTCATTTTTCTGGTTGAACCAAATCCCGCTCACAAAGCGTCAGCACATCTTGGCCGTCTGCATCTTTCCAAATGTAGAGCGTATGATACCCGCGCTTCTGGGCAAATTCAACTTCTTTCCCACGCTCAAACCAATGCACGTTGAAATTGTGATACGGTCCGGCTTTCTTAGGTGGTTTTTCACGTTTGATCGTGACTGTCTCAAATGTTGGCATGACAGGCTCCTTAGCGGGTATTGTCACCCTTATAATTCCGAATATTCTCAAGTTCGATGTCATACAGGTCTGTTTCAGGTTGCTTACCTTGCGGGGGCTTTGTCATGCCTTTAGAGTGGAGCCAAAGGCCAACCAGGTAGAGCATGACCAAAACGACCACAACGGCCAGCAGAGTAAAGAAAGTTTGATTGAACATTTTCAATCCTTTATATTGATTTTATACCATGCTAGAAAACGTAATAGCATGTTTTCTATGTTGCCCGTTCCCCCACCGTCTAACGCCAATGTTTCACCGTTCTTTCGAAGAGCATATCCTTGACGCTGCCACCAATCTACGAACCATTTCAGCAATTCAAGGTTATTGCCATCTTGCATCCATATCGCCTTAGCCTGCCTTTTGCTGAGGCCTGTGATCTGCTGAATATGCTCAATTGCCTTATCGGTCTGTGTTGTTGCCATCAGCCCTCCAGAGGAGAAATCCAATCACCCTGCAAGGGCTTCCAGTGATGAAAACCGTATGCTTTCATCATCATAATCAAAGCATACGCATCGGTGTCATTTTTATCATTCAAGGTCCCTGCTATTTCAATTATACCGTTTGTGTAAAAGCTGATTTCTATTGGAGAAGATTCATCCCCTGCCATACAGGATATAACATCTTGAAGAAATCGAGCATCCACAGAGAAGGTACACACTGGCGATATGTTAGTGGTCATTTTGAGAACATTTACAAATTTATCTTTCATTTCGCCATTTTCATCTGGCAGCGGTGCGTTTTGAATAACATGCATCCTGAAACCATCCGCTGAAGCTACGACATTGCTTCTCAATGCGTTGATTTTTTTCAATTCGGGATGCAAGCCCGCTTCCGGGGAGTATTTTGCACTTTCCAAAAAACGTTTGGCGGTTTTGCTTCTCATGATTTTTTCCCTTTTCCTTTCTCTTTCGGAGGCTTAGGTTCATTCCATCCTACATTACAAACTTTTATATTCATTTTCATCATCATCTATCAAACTCAATCTTACTCAGGTTCTTTGCTTCAAAAGACCAATAAGCAACGGTAACGACAACGCCGTCACTATTTGAGTATAAACGCAACATAGGCCGGTCCATGAAATATACCCCGTTATTTCCGGCTGTAGGATGCAATCTGCGCGGTTCCCCGACCTCATCGCACAAAGCAGTCAATTCGTCTGAATGAGTATTCTCGTTCATTTTTCGCTCCCGTTTGAAAATGGTTTAAGTATATGATTTATACCATGAATGTTTGTAAATTGCAAGGGTAAGTCACTCTCTATTTATGTTTGGGCGCCTTTCCCGCGGATCTAACCATCCAAATTCTAAGAAGTTGAGAAAATCCACTTCTTCTTTGAATTCAAGTGGCTTTCCATGCCGCCATACCAGTCCATCTCGAACCTTACAATCTGACGGCAATGCTCCGCCTTGATTACGAGGCGTGACGATCCAGTGAGAGAAATCAGCGGGACCGGTGCGAATCACAAACTGCACAGCCCAGGTCTCGGGGCGGACTATAAATAAATCTAGATTGATTCCTTCGGGCAGGATAAGTTGTTTGTATCTTGGACCATTCTTGATCGGCTTGCAAAATCCGCAATCAATGAAGCTGACTATAATTGCCTCAAGTTCGGATACTTTCTCAACCGCAAAGCCGAACATATCCGATACATCACGCTCTTTCGGAATGGCAATTAGCTCGATGTCGTGTGGTTCCACTTTCCGCCTGCGCACTCCCCCGGCAATTTCTATCCGTTCACAGTGCGGAGCGAGGCGATTTTTCCAACGCTTTACTATTTCTTCGGCTTGTTGTAATTTCATGGCAGAAATCCCGTATGCGCTGCCGCCTTGAGCGCCTCGATTGCCCAGGCTACCACGCTTCCTGCAATCGAAAGCGCAGTGCCAATCATGACCAAAAATAGAGCCGTCATTTTCTTCTGCATCGTTCGCCGCCTTTCTAGGATTTCCAGGATGTCAAAGTTTGACATCGTTTTGATTGGGCAAATCTTTTGCTAGGCGTACTTTAAGTTTGCGCTTAACATTTTCCTGAGATAGAGAGCGGGCAAATTCAACCAGTTTCATCTCGCACTCATGGCAGGTATAAGTACCCTCACTGCCAATGATGTAAAGATTGATATGCCTGACTTCAATTGGTGACAAATGACACAACATGCAAATACCTAAAAAACTATCGGACATATTCGCTCCTTCACGAAACGCCTAACGGCTGGCTTTACCCGCCGCCGCTTTCTGAATTTTCGCCCGCAGACTCCACGCCAGCGGCGGTCGGGTGCAAGCCTTTGTTAGATTGCGTCACGGCGGGCACATCAAACCCTGCCCTATCCGTAACCCATACGCGAGGAGCCCAACTCAGAACGAAATGATTGATAGCTCCGCAATGATCGCACTCGACACCGACACGGCTGGGGACACCCTCAGATGTGTCAATGTTCACTTCTACGGTGTGACGACAATTCAGACAAACATCTTTTGTAACAAACATGACTAGCTCCTTTCTGAGCAATCTAACTATTAATTAAGCGGATTGTATAATCCGCAGATAACGCGGGCTACCCTCATCGCGCCATTGCTCCCCGGTCAAACTCAGAGAATTACTGAAATGGACTTGCAGTACATCTAACTCTAACCGCTTGACAAACTCATCCGAATGGTAATTCTCTGTGACTAAATTCAGCCAATGTCCGTCAGGGTATTCCCGATCAGACTTCCATTCATAGGCGAATTCCTGCCCGGTCTGGGAGTCGATGTCCAAGATGATCCTGGCGGGGATAATCCGCGCCGCTACGATGGTCTTTGTGGATTGCTCTACTAATTGCCCTGTGGTCATGGTTTTCTCCGTTTCTCCCGAAAACTCGTTGAAGGTAAAACGAGTTATTTTTGTTTAGGTATATAAATTGTATCACGGATTTAGTAAATTACATTAGAAAATAATTACAGTTTTATTGCTCTTGCATTTGCAATCAGCCACAAAATGACACCGGAGACGGCCAATGCGAGGCAAACATAGATTAGGGTAAGCAGGATATTTTGGACGGTTTTCATTCGCACCTCAATCGAACTTCTCAGCAGGACAATATCTACACTTGTACACAGTCTTGCCGAGGCGCTTATCGTAATAATGGTCAAATTCAAAATGATGAACGCCGCGCTTTTTCAGGCATGACCAGCGATCAAGATTGTCACTGTAAGCGTCCTGATTGAACTGGTATTCTCTCAGCGCGTTTGAAGATGGATGCGCATGGTAGCACAGTTGCCCGGCCTCGATTGCAGTACGCAATTCCGCGCGGGTCAAGCCAAGCGCATCGGCCATTTCTTGCTCGGAATAGATAGTGACGATTTCAGGCATGATTTTCTATCTCCAATCAGGGGAGAGTTTTCACTCTCCCCCGCGAATTCCATTCGTAACAAGCTAAAGTAATTCCTGCTGCCCGTGCAATTTGTTGATATGCGTGAGCGCCATCTTCGCTTCGATGATAGCATTCTCGGCGGGCATCGCTCCGAAATGCGCCACTTCCAGCCAGTCCAGAAGCGCCTGGATCTGTGAACCTTTCAGGCTCTTTGTAGAACCTTCACCGAATATCCAGGCCGTGAAAACGTATCTATCGGTTTCATTGCCGAAAATGGTATTGAGAGATGAGACCAGGATTTGACCGGCCTTCTCGTTGACCTTCGTCTGATTCTTGATGTGATAATCCGCATAATCATTGATCTTGGTTTTCAGCGCTTCGGGCTGGTATGGGCGAAGTTCAGATGGGGGTTCGCCGTTTTGCTGAATGGGCGGTTCGCCTTCCATTTCGGCAATTTCAATATTCCAATTTACGTCAACTTCTCCGGCTTCATCAAAGGATTCTCGCTCATCGTGCGTCGAATTCATCGCCTGCAACATGAACGGCGTATTCTCGTAAGCCGTGAGCAAACCTTTCACGGCATCGCTCACAACCTGCGCCTCGATGTAATGTTTTGTCGAAGAATGGGTTTTTCCGTTTTCGTCCTCATATTTTTGCTGGCGCGGTACACGCCGCAGAATGAGCGGGATGGTATTCGCGGGTCGGCCCGTCACGCGGGAAATCTGGCCGATAATATCCACCGCTGAATAGATGGATGCAATGTCGGACCACGCGCCGGTGATGACCATCCAGGTGGCTAAACGCTTGAGTTCGGGAATGACTATGTTCAAGCGCCCGGAGGCCTTGAATCCAATTTTATCTCCGCTGGATTTGGCCTGCGCTACGACCATGTCTTTTTCGTAGGGCAAAACCCCACCGATAGGTAAATCTTCAACCAAGCTCCCTGCCACGCTGCGCGGATTGCCGGAATGCCGCACGATCAAGCCTCCCCGGACCAAGACTTCACTCGTAGAAGTATCGAATAGGAACGTGATCTTTACTTCATCGCTGCGGGCAATCAATTGGTTATTAGCATAGGCTTCCAGCCAGAAATTGAATGCAGGTTCTGCTTCCGGATAGGGCAGGAAAACATTCAACTGCGTGATCTGGTTCGTGCCATAAACCCGGTAGATTTCTTCCAGCAGTTCATAGCGCAGTTTATAATCCCGCTCCTCGTGTTCCTGCTTTTCCACCGCAGTTTTCTTCTTCCATTCCATCAGTTCCTTTTTCGTCATGGCGCGTTCATCCACACCCTCGGGAATATATTCGCCTAGCATCGTATCGGTGTTGAATACAAACCAGGGCATTTCCACCGGGCGCATGATCGCCTCGTTTCTATTGTTCAGCCTCGGCTTTCCTGTTTCTCGGTCGATTACTGGCTCCTGCTGACCTTTACGAATTGTTCCCAATCTCGGGAACCGTAATCCCCTTTGAGTGATACCAAAAATAGGCATCGTGATTTTCCTTTCGCTCTTAGAGCAATCTTAGTTTTAGTTTCATTTTTGATGTTTCAAAATCCGAGCTGTGCTATGTTTTCCGCTATGCTTCTCCTTTCCCAGTGAATGGCAACGCCGAGGACGGGCGCAAGATGGATAAATGAACGGCTCGCGTCCTGATAATCTCTTAGTCTTGCCTCACCGATGTACATGCTTGTGACATACCCTTGCGTTTCTTCAAGGCACGAAGAGCATAAGACTAGGTGCATTTTCTCAAATTCCCCTGTGGGTTGAAGAGTTTCGGGATCTATAGCCTCCACCTCCACATCATGTACCTGGAAACCGTGATTCCAGCAGTTGGAACAGTTGCGTTGCTTGACCGTATACAACATCATGTGATTGGTCATTGGCTCAACTTTGTACAAAGGCCGAAACCATCCATCCTCGATGACGTTTCCGCATAGCGGGCATTTTCGCATGGGCGGGAGATTGCCGTCACGGTCAAAGCGGTGGTGATACCGCCCCTGTTCATCCTGAAAAACCAGTTCTCCGCAGATATGACGTTTCGGAATCATTAGAACGGCTCCTCTTTGATCTCGTTCCACCAGATGTCAAGCTCTTCTGAGCTGGCGCGCTCCAGGTCGCATACGCCATAAATGCAACTGACCGCCTGCCCAATGGTATCTGGTTCGGGCGGGATTTCTTTTGCCAGCCGTTCAAGCGAATCCATTATGATGCTTTCCGGGCAATTGGGACAATCAGGATTGGTACAGCGCCAATCGTCAGGTCCAAAACTGGTACGGACCTGCTCCATCTGTTCATCACATTCTGAGCAACGCGGGTTTTCTGGTCGCTCCCAAGGATTGTCAGCGTAGTAACTCATTATTTACCATCCCTCCATACCAACATCCCCGTAGTGATCCGCCTGAGCAATCCAGTGTTTTTATTCCCTGGCGCGTTTGCTATTCGGTCTTTCTCGGTCTGTAATCGTTCCCGCATCTGTTCCCAGGTCGGATTGGTATTCAGGAAATCCGTGTACTCTGGCTCCCCCAGGATTTTCTTCAAGGCAAACATGACCTCGATGTTGCTCCCATTTGGTTTAGGTTCTTGATCTGTCATGCGGTTTCGGCCTCCGCGCCAGTTTTGATGAATTCACTCATAGTTGGAACATCGTACCCCAGCCGTACCAATTTTTCACACGCAGCCTCATTCATGAATGCTGAGATGCTTTCAAATTCATGTTCTTTGACTGCCAGAATTACCAAAGCCTTTATCTGCTCATAGGTCTGCGTGGGTCCGATTTTCGCATTGAATTTTTGGCGGATCTGATATTCAGGTTCCCGTTTTACGATCCGCTTTACATATCGTTTTTCTTCCATTCTGCCTCCAATAGACAATTAGATTTATAGGTATATTATCAGATAATTTACAGTATTGCAAGGGTAAATCATGTATGGTAAGATAGTAATATCTAAACTAAAACTCGTTTTAGCTTCAACGAGTTTTTAGAGAAATGGAGAACAATCATGCCCGTCTATCTATCACCCGGAATGTACAAAATCGAATTCTTGAATTGGGAAACGCAACAGTGGGAGAGTTCCCGACACTGGCACTTTGGTGACTTCCCGGAACATCAGCAGAATCAACTCATACGATGCGAGCATGTGAAAGTCGGGAAAATGGAATTTCGCTTAGTACAGGAAACCATCCCGGCGCAACGATTTGAATTATTGAAAAATCTATGAAAGGAATACGCCATGAAAATAGGAATGCTATGGTTCGATAATGATCCTAAAACAGTCTTGACGGTCAAAATCGAGCGAGCTGTAGACTATTACAAGCATAAATACGGACAGGTCCCTAATTTGTGTCTTGTGCACCCATCTGCCCTACCTGAAAAGCGGGGAGATGATAAGCCCATCTCCGATACGGTCGCAGTTCGCCCTTACCGCCCGGTCCTGCCAGGTCACCTCTGGATTGGCATTGAAGAAAAGGGATAAAATTTCTCGATGGCAAAGTTTGGCACTGAAAACAGATGGCCCACCAGCCGCAAAACGCCCAGGCAGAAAGACCCGCGTACTCAGGAGCGGTATTGCCATATCAGTTTCTTTGACGGCTGGCAACAAGTAGAACTTGAAGAGGTTGTGGAGTGCAACAGGAAATTCCTTGCAAGAAATCCGGTTCCAAGTATTGCGATTTACATACATATATGATATGATTTATGTATGGAACCTAAACCGGATTTGCAAAGGGAGATTGCAATGTACGAGAATTTAGTGAACTGGTCAGAACCAAAAGAAGTCCAGACCAAATACGGCCCCCGGATGCTCCGTAAGGCCGAAACTACTCAGGAGTTTTGGGCAGCCTGGAGGGGGAAAAAGGATGCGATGAAAGCGGTGGGGATTTCGTGTTCTAAGAACGACCGCACCGGCGCATGGGAAGCGGCCTGGTGGATGGAACTTGCCGCCGAAGTGAAACAGGCACGCGCTGAGAGTATTGAGCAATCCCGCGCTACCTCAGCCGAGATTGAACTGCCGCACCCGGAAGGACTGGATTACATGCCATTCCAAAAGGCTGGTATTCGTTACGCCCTGGAACGAACAGGAGTTTTGATCGGGGATGAAATGGGGTTAGGGAAAACCATACAGGCTATCGGCATTATCAATGCTGATGCCACAATCAAATCTGTCCTGGTAATTTGCCCGAAGTCCCTAAAACTCAATTGGAAAAACGAACTCGAAAAATGGCTGGTACGTCCGATGTCAATCGGGATTGCTAACGGCCATTTCCCCAATACCGACATTGTGATCATCAATTACGAAGGCCTCATTCGATTAGCTGATTTGGATGCGCGAACTTGGGATATTTGCATCACGGATGAATGTCACCTAATCAAGAACTCCAAAACCAAGCGGTCAAAGGCGGTCAAATCTATCAAGGCACGCCGTCACGTGCGCATGACGGGCACTCCGGTGGTAAACCGCCCGTCTGAGCTATATAACATTATCGAGGACCTAGGCGGTGCGTGGGGATCGTTCTTCTCGTTTGCGAAACGCTACGCGGGCGCGACTCACAATGGGTTCGGCTGGGATTTTTCCGGCGCGTCAAACCTGGATGAATTACAGCGCCGATTGCGCGAGACGATCATGGTCCGCCGCCTGAAATCCGAAGTGCTGACCGAACTCCCCCGCAAAATCCGGCAGGTGATCGAATTTGAAGCGGATACCGCCGAGCAAAAACACGCGGTGGCTGCTGAGACGAAACATGAAACAGCCAGCGATAAGCGATTATCAGGCTTGCGCGCAGCGGTAGAACTATCGAAAGCCGAGAGCGAGAGCGCATATCAGGCGGCGGTAGATCGGTTGCAGGAAGCGTCCCGGATGGATTTCACCGAGATAGCTCGCCTCCGCCATGAAACCGCGATTGCTAAAATCCCGATGGTTGCCGATTTCGTCCGCGCGGTACTGGAAGATGACGAAGAGAAAAAAGTTATCATTGCCGCGCATCACCACGATATGATAGACGGCCTCGCTAACAGCCTGCTGGATTTCTACCCGGTAATTTTGACCGGCGAGACGAAAGAGCAGGACAGACAGAACGCCGTTGACACATTCCAGAATAACGCACAGTGCCGCGTGTTCATCGGTTCCATTCAGGCGGCGGGGGTTGGTATCACGCTCACCGCATCCAACCATGTGATTTTTGCTGAGTTAGATTGGGTCCCCGGAAACGTCAGCCAGATGGAAGATCGCGCGCACCGCATCGGACAGACCGAAACGGTACTCGTGCAACATCTGGTACTGGCTGAGAGCATCGACACGCGTATGGCAAAAACGATTGTATCCAAACAGAACGTGATCGACTCCGCGCTGGATGTCAACCACCCCGAGTGCACCGCGCCGGTGTACGAACCGAAACAAGCCGCCGCCACACATAACACAACAGTGGACGCGCTCGTAAAAGTCGCTGAGACATTATCATACGAACAGTGCGCAATGATCCACAACCAACTGCGCTACCTGGCCGGGATGGATACGGATCACGATGCTGATAGAAACGATATAGGCTTCAATAAAATTGATAATCGCATTGGTCACGATTTAGCCAGACGTGAAAAATTGACACCTAAACAGGCGGTTTTAGGAGCGAAGGTAATCAAAAAATATTGGCGTCAACTACCCGAAGATTTAATGGATGCTATCAATGCAATCCATCTCTAAACGTACCTGCCCTGAATGCGGGCGCCTCGTCAATGTCCGCAAAAACCGCTTTGGCGATTTGATCTTCAATCATCACAAGATGGCCTCCATAGCGGACATCTCCAAGGCCGATATGCGCCTAGATTATCAACCGGGCTACAATGTGAACGCAGAACCATTATTGAAAATTACCTGCCCCAATTCCGGGCAGGTTGTAGAGGATACGAATGAAAAATAATTGGAATGAATTCTCCGGCCTATTTGCCCCCATATACAAATGCCCTAAACATGGTGAAATCTGGCATGTGGAAACAGTCAAAGATATAGACATTGAAAATGATGAGGTCTACGAGTTTACCGTTTGCGCTCAATGCTATAAACCAGTTGTGCAAATTTATGATGACGGGATTCCTGTCATGCACCCGCTGACTCAGGAAGAGGCGTATTGGGAAAGTTATTCGCCGGATGAAGATGAATAGATTACAATCAACCCGTGAGCGGTCTGCAAGGATAATCCTCTGCGAAGAGAGAAGCTGAAAAGCGCCGCTCACATCACGCTAAAAGACAAAGCCTCGGGATGCTGCCAGACAAGGCTAAAGGCACGACGGAGCAGCGACGTGAAAAAACTCATTTTAGGTAAAATGAGTTTTTTCCTTGACAAGCAGTGCATGATTTGATAATATGAATTTAGTAAGTGACAAATGCGGAGTGGCACCGCCATAAACTTGATAAAGCGAAAACAGGCAGATTGTTTGTATTCCCTGCCAGTGGCCCCCGTAACGCTTTATCCGGGATGCCCCTGGCTCACTGGCAAGGAATAGAGATAATCTGCTTTTTTATTACACAGAAGCAAAAGGGAATAATGAAACGATCAAAGAAACGCAAAGCACGACCCTGGAATAAGCAATTATCCTTACTGCTAGACCGCGCCATGGTAGCAAAAGAATCCCGGCGATGGTACGGCTGGCCGATGAAGTTCTTTTTAGAACTGTACATTTTTGGGGTATGACATGAGAGACGCGCCATTACATCCTGATTTCTATGATCTGCAAGGCAAAGTGCATTACATCGTTGAGAGAATTCGTGGTAAAGAATGGAGTTCATCTTGTCCATTTTGCGGGGGAGAACCTCATCAATCCGGCGAATGGCCGGATCGTTTCCGAATGTGGCGGGTTTCAAAAATCGGTAAGCCATTTGGTTGGTGTAGGTCATGCGGAGGAAAATGGTTACAAGAGAAAGAAATCAAGGCAGACCCGGAAAAATTGGAACATTGGCGGCAAGAGCGCATAGAAGAAGAAACGCGCAGGCAGCAGGAAACCGAACAGGCTCTGAAGCTTCTACAAGATGCGAAGCGCTGGGAATTTTACACAGACACGCTTGAATTCTGCGACGAAGGCCGCGATTACTGGAAACGAGCGGGAATAGGCTTAGATGTATGGTGGTATCAATGGGCATTAGGCTGGGACCGGGAACATGAATTCTGGTGTGACGTAGGCGGGAAATGGGCAAAGCACGTCACGGCTACGGCCACGATTGCAGAGCGAAACATGAACGGCGATATTATCAATATCAAGCACCGACTTATCAAGCCTCAGCCAGACGGCACGAAATATCGAATGGAATATAAGACCGGGATCGAGCCTGTATTTTTTGCCGATTTGCTTTTAGGGAATTGCGCAGAACAGGCTTTATTACTCGAAGGTGAGAAAAAGGCGGCTGTTACTTGGCTTACCCTCGATGATCATGATTACCAGGCCTTCGGGTTGCCGAAAACACCATCACAAAGTTTATTGCAATCCATTAGCGCAAAGACGATTTATTACCTTCCTGATCCGGATGTAAAACGGGAAGAAATTTTACGAGTAAAGCACCAATTACCAGACCGCGAGTTATATCTGGTAAGACTAATCGAGAAAATAGACGATCTGATTTTGGCGGCAAGGCTTGACCACAATTGGATGGTTTCTGTTTTGGAACACGCGAGAAGAATGTGAAATGACTGGCACTTGCATACGCACACAGGATATGGTAAGATGAATTTGTCACAGACACATTCGGAGTGCGTTTTTGTTTCTAGGCATAAAGCCGTTAATCTGTTTGCGCCTCCGGTGTCTGTGACAAGAACTGGAAACAGCAGATTGGCGGCTTTTTGCTTTGGAACAGAGATGAAAACAAAACGATGCAGCAAATGTGGGCAGGTAAAAACATTGAATGAATTTTATAGGGATTTATTTAGACCGGACGGCAGACGCGCTGAATGCAAAGCATGTCACAATGCAAAGAAAAAACAATATAGATTTGAGAACCAAGATTGCATAAACGAAAGAAATAGTAAATGGTACAAAAATAACAAAGAATACATTAAAAAATATAGAAAAGAACATCCTGAGATTGAAAAGAGATGGCAAGAAAATAATCCCGCATCTGTAAAAGCGAAGTTTGCAAATTACAAAGCCAGGAAAAAGAATAACGGTGGTCACTTTTCTGCAAAAGAATGGAGATGTTTAGTAAAGAGAACTGGAAATAAATGCCTGTCTTGTGGAATTCCTGGAAATCATAGGACGCTTGAACCAGATCATGTAATTAGTTTATACAGTGGCGGCAGAAATGACATTGAGAACATTCAGCCGCTTTGCCGAAGTTGCAACGCCATAAAAGGTAGAAACAACACAGATTATAGATAAGTTGCAAAGTAACCCAGTGAGTCGAGGGTAAAACGCATACATAGCGGATATCCGCAAGAAATAGATAGGCGAAAAAGACTCAAATCTGCATACAGCTAAGACACCGAGGGGCAGTCTCCCAAGTACATCTCCCGCGCCAAAGCCCAGATGCAGGCGGGACCGGAATTCCTAATCGGAATATGCAACCCGGAAAGGTGAGCGGCTATGCCTAGCCATAAATACTGCTGACGTTCTTTCTCGAAAGAGAGAGGTTTCCTAATCGGAACTAGATTTCCTGCAAAGGATTTCCAAAGTCACTAAGGCGCCGGTTTTTGTCCTTAGGCGAAATGCGCCTATTCAAAATCATTCCTAATCGGAGGATCTATGAAATACAATAAATCTTATAAGACTCAATATTTTTGCAGCCTAAATACAGGAGGGGAGAGATGACTCAAACGACCGACTCCCGCCAGGTAAGGCTGATGTTTCGTGAAATTCTGCAAAGATATGGCATTGAAAATCAGCAACTTGAAATCGATTGCTGTAATGCTGCCAAGAACTATTTTGAACTGCGACAAAAAGTCAGCAATCCCGTACAGGCCAGAGATCGCGCCTTGAATATGCAAGGACAGGTAAAAGCGCGTGTGGCTGATACCTGGAAATTAGTCATGCAGATGGATTACGTGCCGTGGGAGGGGAATGCGAGCGCAAAAGGCAAGATTGGCAAAAGGCAAGATTGGCTTTCTTTCCTGGATTGGTTGGCAGAAAAAGAAATCGGGGGTTATCCTGTTGCTTCATTTTGCGAATGGTTTATGGCTGATGAGTTTCGCGCAAAGACCGTAGCCATGTGGACCCCAGACGGTCGCAAGAGTGATGGTGCATACGCTTTCAAGATGGTTTATATGCAAGCATTTACAAAGCCAAAGCCCGAAAACAAAATCACGCGCAATGCTGATGGGAGTCTTTATGTCTAAAGTCAATGCAGATTACAAGGGGATTATCGCTACACCCGTAGAGGTCGCTAAACTTGGCTATGATGCGATTATCCGAGCGGCCAATTATAAGGATGTGGGAATTCCCTTGCAAATCATCGGCGGACCGCTAAATGATTATTTCGCACCGCTCTTGCCGTGGGAAATCTGCGCCGTGCAAGGCCAGACCCATCATGGTAAAACAATGCTCACGGATTGGTGGGAGCGTAAGACGATTGAATACTTGGAAGAAAACGGGCAGAAAGGCGATATTGTACACGTGTCCTATGAAGAGAGTATCGAAGCGATGGCTTTTATCGAATACGGACGCCTATTAGATGTCATCCCGGCCACGCTTGCCAGGGGAGATTACCAGGATATTTCCAAACTCAAAATTGCCATGACGAAAATAGGGCAATCGAGAATTTGGCGGATTGCCGAGAGCGGAGAGAGGCCGGATCAAGATTTATTAGAAGATCCCGAAATTAGAGCTGGGGATTTGACCTTGAGCAATGTATATCGGGCACTCAGAGCCATGCAGGAAGGCGAAATCTCAAAAGATACGAAAATCAGGATGATTACGACTGATTATCTGCAAGCCTTTCCAATCGACCCAGAGGTCAGGCAGGTAGCCCCAGATGCTCAAAGGCGCCTACAGGTCCGAAATGATGTGTACAGGCTTCGGAAAATGACCGTCAAATTAAAAGCGCCGATTTTAGTCCCGGTTCAGGCAAAACAAAAACTGGAAGGAAATAACCCGCCTTACCAGATACCGGGGATTTATGACGGAGAGGAAACCTCGTCTATAGCACAAAGATTTGACCGAATTATCTCTATTTGGATGCCGAAAGTATCATTGCCGGTAGGCCAGACGATTTATAGGGATAGCGAGAAATTATTTACCGTCGCTGAAGATATGGTATTTTTGAAGGTGAATAAGCAGCGCGGCGGGTTGCCTTCTGGGAAAACTTTTGAATTACGTGTTGATTTTATGAAGCGTGAGTATTATGATGCTTACGGGAGTAACTCTAAATGAATAACCTTTTCCGCCCCTGTCCGCAATCCATCACCGCCGCTATTATGGATCTGCTTTTGCAGTTCAAATGCCAAGAGATTACCGCCGAGGAATTCAATCAGAAGTTGAATGAGTTACAGACTGATTTCGATAAACAGGAAATGAAAAAGGAACAG